CAGGCGTTGGTGCTGCAGAAGGATCAGCCATTGGATCAGCCATTGGATCAGCTATTGGATCTTCTGTCGGTGCTGCTTGTTCTTGTAAAACTTTAACAATTTTATTTCGCACATACATTCTCACAAGTTTTTCTTTTTGTGATTCAGATAATTTTTCTATATTTTCTTTAAGCTTTTTGCCAGTATCACGTTGAGACATTGTTTCAAGATAATCTTCTGCATCTTTCTCTATATTTTTTTCAAAAGATTTTTTTGCATGGGCAGCCATTTTAGGATCACCATCTTGCATCATTTTAATTGGATATGCATTGTCAGCATCTTTACGATCTGGCACCATATCAGCACTTTCATGTTTGTCTCCGTCATGAGTATGATTGTGAACAAATGGATATGTTTTATCATCAGACCACTTATCATCTTTTCTAGGACCGGCATTCAATTCGCCGGAAAATTCCCACATACAATCTTTAACTATGTCTTTTATATAATCTTTAAGATCAGATCGTACTTCTGGTTTTTCAGACTTTGCCATATCCTTTGGCGCAGTGTATTTGCTTTTATGCTTTGTTTCGTTTTTTGCCATGCTTTTATCCATTTATTTAATATAAATATTACCTTGCGTATTTTAACACTCCTAGTATCTGATTTACCGGAGCAAACGACCCAGTTAGCTTGTATGTGTTACCACCATATGTAAATACTATACCCTCTATTGGGACTATAGTATCAAAGCCACCCATTCGTTCTATTTTCTTTAATTGTGTTTCTAATTTTTTAAGTGTGTCAGGATTGTCTGATGTTTGTAAATCTTTAATCAGTGACATCAAATCTTTTTTAATTTGTCTAACTGCTTTATCTGGACTTACTGCTAAATAGTTTTTTATGTTTTTCAATACCACCGCACCAAGTTTTAAAAATATAGATTCAAAAGGTTCTATATTTTGTTTTTGATATACCTTGAAGTCTTTTTTGTCAAATGCGGACACCCATTGTGAATATGCTTCATTGTCTATCATTTTGACTACATTGTTTATTCTGGTAGACTTATCATTGAATGCCCAACGATTAGTTAGTATTTCTAAAACATCTTTTGGTATAGCATAATCTAATTGATATGCTTGTTCTCGTACGACATCTTTCCACCATGCTCTGTGATATTCAGATACTTGGTCTGTTTCTTTAAGTCCAAATTGATCTTTTAAACTGTCTATTTCAGAAAAGAATGCCGCTTGTTGATCTTCAAAGTCTTCTATACGACCCAATTTTAATTTGTTAGGAGGAATAAATGAAAATGTATTTTGCATATGAGCATTTGCATCTTGTATTACTTGTTGAAGCATAGTGCCACCAGTTAAATCAGTTTCAATTACTTTGCCTTTATCATCATATTCAACTAGATTGTGAAATTGAAGCACTGCTTGTTCATATGCAATAACATTGGTAGTAGCAGGATATATAATTTCCATGTTAGCAAACACTTTACCGTTTTTAAATATACGCATAAGTGTCTCTTTTGACAGTTTGCTTAACGATGCAGTTAAATCTTCTGCAGTAGCACGAAATGCATCTACTACTAGTTTATATCCTTCTGCTCCTTTAACGCCATTAGCTTCTATTGACTTTTGATATTTTGCTTCAAACTCAGCAACGATTTCATCAGGTGTAAGTGGATTGAGTCTGGTTTTAATACCTCGAGCAAATCCAGGCCGGCCGTTCTTCCAAGTAACTTGAATGTTTTGTCCGTCTGTCTTTTCAGTAACAGCTTCTTCCATGTCAAGGCGTCCTTCTAATGCTCTGGATACTATTTCTTTCATATCATTAAAAGTTAATCCGTGAGAGTCGTACGGATGATTCATATGGCCTGCAGCACCGCCTTCTGTTAATACGTTTTCTATTGTATATATTTTATCTTGCGGATTATTTGATCTCCATGGTCGTCGTTGCGACTTAACTGTTCTAGGAATTAATTTGATTTGTCCTAAACTTTGATCGAAGTGTAATTGAAATGGCATATGAATAGGAACGTCAAATTGATAATCTGATGTTACTGCTGATGGATTACCTTTCATTACTTGTTGAACTATTTCTTCTCCGTATTCTGATGATAAATCTAAAAATAAATTTTCTAAATCGTCTAATGTAATTGTTCCTTCATTTCTAGGATCATTTAATCTATCCATAAAATGTGTTGCATAGCCTTGAAAATCTACATCTATACCATACCGTTTAAAAAATCTGTCTACGGTTGGTTCTATAGATTTTAATTCATCACGCGTAATATAATTTTCATATAATGGTGCACCAAACACAGTTTTACCAAAATTAGCAAAATCATATGTAAATTCTTCTCCGCGACTACGATCTAAATGTTTTCTTAATTTTTTTATTTTTTTGTCGTGAGACTTAGCCATTTTAGTAGTTTGATACCCTTCTGCTACTTCATCGACATCTTCTGCTAATTGATTGCCCCACCAAGATTTGCTAAACATTGACTCTTGTACTCCGGTTAGCATTTGCCATATATTTTTTAAAACTGCCGGTTTTGTTCCTGGATATGATGCTGCAAATGTTTCGTAGTCATTGTTAGCGATTGCTTGTCGTATAGTGCTGGCGGAAATAGGTTCTCCGGTGCTATATGTTAATGGATCTACATCAATCTCTAATGGATTCACTTCTACGCCTGCAGGAATTTTTCTACCTTTCTTGTCTCCAACTGTTTTATATTTTTCTACATTTCCAGCAAAACTCAATGTTCTGGCGTAATCATCTCCTTTTTTAGAAGCTGCCATTGCATATGTTCCAGCATCGTCTTCTGGTAATGCAAAGAGGAACTCATACGCAGCCATTATAGGACTGTTAAAATCTGTAGCACGGAGTTCAATTTTAGAGTTGTTGTTGATTAATCTGAATATTTCATCACTATCAGCACGACTTACACCGTCTCTTTCTTTTGGTCCTATGAGCATAATTACTCGTTCTACATTAGAAGAATTTGCATAGCGTTGGGCTAATGCTAAATGGGCACCGGTGATTGGTTTAAACCCGCCTGGAAAAAGTACTGTAGTTTTATTCATTTTATATAAATATGTTGTTTGTTAAATACATTATCTCGTAATTGGATTAATAGACCCAGCAAACGTTGCTCCGAAGCCCGATGTAGCAATTATAGATATATTTTTTATTTTTATTCCTTTATTATTAGATTGGTCCCCAGTACTTGTATCTACCATAAGTTGCAGATCAATTTTTACTTGACAAGCTTGATCTGCGGAGTCAACATCGTATTCTCCTTCTTGTGTTCCCGGTCCAGCTGAAAATGTTTTGTAATTATCACTTTCTGATATCGATCCCAGATTAAATGTTTTCATATCATCTGCAGTTTCCCATTCATCATAACCATTGGTAGCAGAGTTCGTAAATGATCCAGTTACAGATCGTGCAATAGTAAACTTAGCGTCAGGAGAACATGTAGTAGCTCCTGCAGAATCTAAATTAAATCCTTGTATATCAGCATATATTAATATTGTGTCTTCGAAAGGTAGTAATGTAGCTACATATGATTTTACTGTGTTAAATGTACCATTATCATCAACATTTTTTCTTTCATATTCTGTTGTATCGGATACTATTTGTCGTCCAATATTTCTTGCAATTGTTTTTCCAATAACGGTGTCTATTAATTCGAATTTTTGATTAGCACCACTGCCGGGGTTTTCAAATACTTTTCGTACGTATAAATCAGATCCAGATATTGCTCCTCCAGAATTAATTTGAAACGATGGTGCACTGTCTGGAGAAGATAAATTAATATTTGACTTTAATGTAGTAGCTGTTATAATACTACCGCCAATAGTTCCCCCACTCGATGTAATATTACCTTGTGGGTCTACAGAAAATAAACTTGAAGATATTTGAAGTAATCCATTGCTACCACTTATAAACGATCCACTAATATTACCAAAAAAGAATTTATCGGTGCGAACATCTATTTCTGAGTCTGTGGTTGAATATCTAAAATAGCTACCAGTATGTGCATATAATTCTAATCCAACTCCACTATAATCAACTCCGCCTTTCGTTCCGGCACTACCTGCTAATGCAGATCCACTAAAAAGCAAAAAGCCAGGAAATCCAGATTCAAATCCTTGATATCCTAATGATCTAATAAAACCAGTTCCAGCATTTCCTGTTATAGCTACTCCACTGTTTATTGAATCTGCTACATATAAAGACCCGGTAAGCATTGAAAAATCACCGTCTACATAACGATTACCACCTTCCCAATCTAGATTGTTAACAAATGTTACTTGTTTACTTGCAACACCATCGACATTATAATATTCTAATTTAAATGATATTTGGTTGTCTATTTTATGAGTAGTTTCAATAAATGTTTTTATTCTGTTATAATTAGGAGTATATCCGGCATCATTGTCAGATGTAACATGAATATCCGCAACGTTGAATGCGCCACCTTCTACTACAAATATTATAGATCCATTGCCTGTATTATCTGCATTAAAACTAAACGTTTGGTCAAGTATTACTTGACTATCTGCGTCAATACGAATTTCACCAACACGTTTGCCTAATGTTACTGGTAATTCTTGATTTAAAAGATCGGTTGGATCATAATCAAATGCACTACCAGACATATAAACAGCAAGTACAGGATCAACAAAATTACTAAATGATGATTTTTGTCCATGTGCATCAAATGTAACTTTATATGCTGAGTCTTTAACGAATACTCCATTATATGCTGATTTATTTTGAAATGTTAAAACGTGATTTTTGGGACTAATATCTGCTGTTGATCTAATAAATACAGCTGCATCGATATTAGTTACTGTATATGGTAAATTTGGCGCAGTAGTTTCAGTATTACCAAAATATGTATGTCCTTCCCAATATGTATCAATTGTACTTTGAGATTTTAATTCACCAATACTTACATCGGGAAACAATGAAGATGTACTAGGAACAAATATTTCTGTTTCTTCTAGTTCAACATCATTAACTAATTCAAACGTTCCGGCTGTTCCTTTATTATTAGTATATACTTTTATTCTGTTAACATCGCCAGTTGCAGGTTCTAAATCTTTAACTTCTATGTATGCATATGATTGTGAATTTTCTGTTTCAGTATATGTAGGCGTAGCTTCATATGTTATTGAATATGCACTAGGTTCAAATGAACTATACGTATGTGGAAATATACTTTCGCTACTTAGAACCGTATACTCTTTGTCTAACAATGCTGTAGTTGGAGTTAATATCTTTTTTATCGTAGACACATAAGGCGTTGTAACAACCGGATACTCCGGTGTAGGAGTAGGATTTATAGGAGACGCAACTGTAATAGTTCCAGTTTTCATGTCAGTAGTAAGAGTTGCTCCTACTATTTCAACTGCAGGTTGTCCGTTATATGTATATAGTGTAGCTCTACCAGTGCCATATGTTGGAAATTGACCATTTGAATATGTACGATCCAATTGTACTCCTACTTGTTCTCGTATAGTAACATCTGGTAATGTTTCAAAAATTATTTCTGAATTATTAGAAATATTAGGATTAACAGGTGTTGTTCTGGACCATCGTATATTAACACGTCCTTGATATTCTTGTGGAGTTGGTACACCTTCGATTACAGAAGCTTCTGCAACTAATGTTACTGTGCAATCGCCTGGGGATGTGTCTTCATAAATATAAATTGCAATAACACGGCTCTTATCTTCATCGATAAAATCTACAACTTCAGTGTATATAGGATCTCCGTTATAATCTAAAACTTCAATACCTAATGCGCCGCCTGTAGTTAAATTAGTTGGGTGTCCTCGTAATTTGAATAAATTTTTACCTGCAGTTAATTTTGTAGGAAATTCTGATATTTGAAAATAATCTGGTGATGTTAATGAAGGATCTTCATAAAAAACAGGTATAAATTCTAAACCTTTATATACAGCTTCTTTACGTTCCATTGATTGTTACACTTTATTAATAAATATCAAACATGAAGAATCTGGCTGTATCCGTCAGTTTTGTTTACTTCTATTAAATTGTCTACCATATCACGCATTGTGTCTACATGAGATATAATAATTGAAAAGTCAAATTTAGTTCGGAAATAATCAAATAGATTGCTAACTGCTGAAATATGTTCTGCATCTAAACTGCCCCATCCTTCATCGATTGCTATAAAATTAGGACGAGGCAAAGCAGAAACATTGATAAGTGCTATACGTATTGCTAAACTAGATATAAATCTTTCCATACCACTCGTTAATTCTAATGGCCAATAATTTTCTTGATCATATATAATATATCCATTAATATTTTTACCATCGGTGTTCATAACCATGTTAAAATCTACTACTTGATTTAAAACATTGTTTATTTCTGATTCTATTTTAGGAATTGCCTTTGATATTAATTCATATGGAATACCATCTCGTTTAACTGATTTTAAATAATATTCATATGCTTTATATTCTATTTCCAATTGTTGGTATGTTTCCAATTGTTCTAATGCTGTCTTTTTCTTGGTTTTAGCAACTTGTATTTCTCCATGATTGGTTTTTATTTGATCTTGAAGTGTTTTTATCTGACCGGAGATTGTATCAATTTTACCTTTACAGTCATTAATGTTTTTATCAACAGCTTTATTCCAAACAATAGCAGATTTATTTCTTTTAAACGATTCTTGTCGTTCTATGTTGTTTTCTAATTCTGTTTCTTTAGTTTGAAGATCATTTTCATGAATCTGAAGTTGTAGTTCATATATTTCAATTTTATTTTTATATGTGTCAATATTACTATTTGATTCATTATATTCAGTAAGTTGCGTTCGATATACAGTTAAACTATTTTGTAAAATTTTATTTAATTCAATATTATCTTCAATACCTGTTAATATTTTTCTATCTTGGTCAATCTCGTTCTTTGCTTGAATTGCGTCTTGCACAAAAACGTTAGACACACAGTATTCACAATTTGGGTCATATTTGTGCGTCTCAAGATGTTCAATTTTCGTTTGCTTATCATTTACTATTCTTTGTTGTTTTTTTTGTTCTTCCCATAAACCGTCAATTTTAAATTCGTTATCAGTTAATTGTTTATCTTTGTCTTTTAAGTTATCAACATTGTAATTTTGTATTGCAATTGTCTCTTCTATATTATCAATTTTATCTTGATATCCTAAAATTGTTTGTTCTGTTTCTTCGATTGTCTCTTGAAGCTTTTCTATTTTTTCAGTTAAATTAGTTTCAGTTTTCTGTAATATTTTAATATCATCACCTTCATAACTTGTAGGTTGTTTTGTTTCAATTAGTTGTACTATAGAATCTTGTAATGTGTTTCTGTCGGTTTGTTTGTCTGATTCTTTTTTATTCGTATCTGCAATTAGTTTTTCGTTGTTATTAATAACGGCATCTGCAGATGTTATTGTTTCTGCAAAATCAGTTTTCTTAAATGCTTTAAGTCGTCCTGCTGTTTCTTTTATTTCGTCTGTTGCTAAATGATAAAGTTGTTCAAATACAGTAATGTCTAAAAATTGAGATAACAAGTCTTTTCTTTCACGTTGTGATTTTTCTATAAAATTATTATTATCTGCTTGAAGTGAAAATGCAGTTAAAATAAAATCATTGTATGTTCCTAAATAACGACGTATACTTTTATTTGTGTCACTTCGTTCATCACCATTTAGATTTTCTGTTTCGGTATAAAAGTTAACGTCCACTTTTACATGGTTGTCTTTTTTCTTGGTGCCAACTCGTTCAATTGTATAAAGAACATCATTCATTTTAAATTTAAACACTCCACGAAAGTTAGACTTTTTATTGTTTAACACTTCATGAGCTTTGCTTGTTTTACTGCATTTGTCAAATATAGTATATGTTATAGCATCTAATAAACTTGACTTACCACTTGTATTTGCAGCAAATAAACCACAGACATCACTCATTTTATTGAAGTCTACATTGTTACCAGCGCCATATGAAAACATGTTGTCAAATTCAAATGAGACCGGATGCCATGTTATATGACGTACTGATTCAACTGCTGGTAGTTTAGAATTAATAGATCGATTAATATGTCGTATTGCATCTAACTCATCTGTAGTTGCTTGTGGAAATTTAGTGTTAATAAATTCAGTTAACAAAGTGTTTTGATATTCAACGTCTCGAACATTGCCAATTGTAATAGTTCCAGACTCAGCATTGTTTTGTGCGGATATAGTTCGTTGTATGGTAATGTCTTGAACATTGTATTTTTTACGAATCATGGTAACCAATCGTTTCATGTCTGATGCACTAGTTTCATTGAACTTGATTCTTATTCTGGGCTTGTTAGGCATTCGATGTGGTGACTTGACAATTTGAGAGCCTTCTGTTTCTATAGTTACATATCCATAATCATTGTGTATTTCTACAAATTCAGCTTTTTTAGTTTCTACATCCCAAACAAGTATTCCGTGATCTAATGCTTCGCCATGATTTTGTTGTATAAGTGAACCAGGGTATGCAATAGTTTCAGTTAAGAATTGAGCCGGCTTATGAATGTCACCTAGTAGTGTCATGTCGTGTCCGGAAAACAAGTCAGTAGTAACATGCTCATTAGATATTTCATATCCTATATCTGTTTTTGCAGAATGCACAGCACCATGATGTAATGCAATCTTTAAGTTGTCTGTTACAATGTCTTTGCCTTTTGTGTATTGAGCAGGCTCAACGTCGACAGCCATATGATTCCAAGTTATTCCAGCAAAATCAAAAGTACCGTTGTCTTTTATAAAAACAATGTTGTCATTAGCAATCATATCCAATACCGGAGACAATGCATCTTCACGATATAAATTGTTTAGATTCATGTCATGATTACCAAGAATAACAATTGTAGGAATATTGAATCCTCGAAAGAAATCAGTAAGCATTCTAATCAATTCGGGGGACATGTCCAATTTACTATGAACAATATCTCCAGTAACTACTGCTATACTGTTTTCAGTTTTAGTTTTATTAATATAATCAAACATGTTTTCAAATACATGCCGATACTCTTTGTGACGTTTCAACGTACGAATATGCACGTCGGATATATGATAAATTTTATCAGCTTTTTTTATTTCCATAAAATACCCATTCGGAGTTGCATTAGTTGTTCAAATGTCATTACTCCGGTTTGTTCTATAATTTCTGTTATACGATGAAATCCTAAATCGGATGCATCTTGCTCTTTTAATTCTATAAAATATACATTTAATCCTTCACCCATAAATCGTTCTGCAATACTCAATGCATTGCGAATGGCGTCAGCATCTAAACATATGTAAATGTCTTTGACTCGTTTTTCAATAATCTTTTTCTGTAGTTGAGGTTGTATAATTTTACCAAATAATGGTATTGCATTTCTTTTTATTGCAATTGCATCAAATGACCCTTCGCAAAGTACTATTGGTTCTTCCCAATTGATGAGCAAATCAAATCCTATAATATCTTTGCTTACCTTTGGATTCTTGTGTTTATATTTATCAGCATTATAAAATGCTCTACTTACAAAATAATTCAATTGTCCGTTACAATCATAACTAGGAATAATAATTTTGCCACTATACTCTCCTCGCTCACAATATCCTATACGATATTTTAATATATCAAATATAGTAACACCTCGTCGTTTTAGATATGCAACAGCATTGCGAAAGTCAGGAGTCTTTTTGTGTTTCCATAATGGAACATATTCTTCGGGCAGTGATATTGTTTCTACATGTTTAACTTCATTGTCAAAGTTTTTATATTTTGCCGACTTAATTATGCGAGATAATTGTTCAAAGTATTGTTTACCCAAGTTCATTTGTTTAAATAAACTGTTTATACTTCTACCTTTTTTATCAGATATCCAACAGTGCCAGGCATTTTGACCTTCGCTTGTTGTGTTGATGTCTATTTCTAATTTAGGTTTATAATGTGAAGTAAATGGGGAGAAAAATGCAACGTTATTACCAGATGTAGATTTACCTTTACCTAAGACAGATTCCAGTAACTGTAGTAATTTAAGATTTTGCATATATTATATAATAAGAAATAACTGTAATTAATCCAATTAATCCAATTAATAATATTATTATAATTAATTATAGTCAGACACATATATTACATATATGGTCTAACGATCAATTCAAGTCTGAATCAATCATTTTAAATAATTAACATCATTTTAATGAATATATTATTTTTTTTTCACAAATCAAACCTTATACAAAAAAACGTTTCGGATCTTGTGCTTTTTCGCCTGGCTTCAAACATTCCGCCATCCATTCAACGGGTATTTCTTTTTTTGCTACATTAGCAATACCCATCTTGTTTGCATACGCTTCATATGTAGTTTTGCTGGCTTTTGATATTTTTTGATTTGGATTTTGAAACACTATTCGTATATCCATAGTAGGATTACACTGCAATACATGTTTCATTTTTTTACGATCTATAGCTGTCCAACGACCTTTAGTTTCAATATACATTAATTCGCCATTCTTTTTTGTGAACACAAAGTCTGGTGTATATTTATGTTTGGATTCTGGAACAGTATAATGAATAATTTCAGTTTCATAATTTACATCATAATCGTTTGATTTAATTTGTTCTGCTACAGTTAATTCTAATCCTGATTTATAACCGTATTTATAAGCTGCTTGACGTTTTTTACTACCAGCAGTGTGCCAATGATTTCGTTTCATATATAACTTTTATTATTAAATTTTACCGGGATGATAATAACTACCGCCGCCCATTTCTCGGGATCTTTGATCTAGAGTTTTTTCTGGTACTCCGTAACTTGTTCCTTTTCCTTGATCAGTAACTTGTTTGCCGACAGTAGCAATTACTGGATACTCTTCTTGCGTACCATATGTATTTGTTATTACACGATAATTTCTAGCATGTTTGTCATAATACACGTTATTTTCAGCATCATTACCCTTAGTATATTTTAATATCTTTTTTTGTTTAATTGCATACCATATTAAATAATCAAGTATAAGCTCACAAATTGTTTTAGTAAGATTAGAAGTATTGTTTGCAGTAGTATCAAATATATTATCAGATAAATTTCCATCTATCGTAAAAGTATCACCGTTATATTTAGCTGAAGCAATAACAAATTTCCATAATAATTTATCTTTGCCTATTTCTTGTGCATCTGCGTCATCATATGATTTAACATCATAATGTCTAAATACTAATTGTATATTATTAACAACACTGAGTGGATCAACACTTTTTGGATCACTTTTAGTTTTTTCAACAATTGAACAATTAATTGATAAATCAGATTTACCATCGCAAAAATCTTTTAATTGACTTTTATCAGATATAGAAAATTTTAAAGTATATACACCTTGCTCTGCAGGCGTAAGATCAGTTGATTTTACTTGATACGTTCCATTTACGAACCCAGTTATCCATTTATAACAATCAATCCCCTGTACAGGTTTTTTTGGAGTGTCCTTACCTTCTTTTAATATGTCTTTCAATTTTATCATCTTTTATATAAATATCATTTTTAAAAATTTACCAATCAATTAATACTAATCTACTTTGCCAACGCATAACATTGTCTGTTTTAAAATCTAAATCTAAATCTAAATCCATGATACCCATTTTTCCAATATCAGTCTGCAATGCCCGTAAAAATGAAACTAATTCTTGATCAGCATTTCTTGCTCCGTCTGCATCTAAAAAATCAAAAATAGAAACTTCTCCGCCTCGTTCTCGAGCATATTGTTTATATGAATTCATAAACTGATTAATATTATTCAAATCAGATCCAGATAATTTTGATGCTTTTGCCATTATATACAACTGCTGATTATTGTCAACGTAATATACTGGAATAAAAGTGCTAAATTCATCAAATCGGCCTACAATAACTGTAGCCACCTTATATTCATCTGTCTCTGTAGTTATTTTAAATAATTTATCTTCTCCGTCTATTTCATATACACGTCCGTTGTCTCCTTGATCAAAAAAACGATATTCATTGTTATTAATTTTATCTAATAGTCTAGATACATCTTGATCTTTTAATTCTAACAATATATTCTTTAATCGTATCATTTAACCAACTTTTTATCTAAATCAATTCTTACTAGGAAATTCACATCTATATCATTGCGCTTACGTATAGGTTGTGCAAGTTTTGCGATTGCCAATAATTGTCCTGAGTCATTATACAAACCAATACTAGTTACATATGGTGCAAAATCACTACCAGAGACAAATCCTCGATATGATTGATTATCATCTTTTGTCAATGTAACATTTGTAGACATATTAAAATCACCTTGACTTAAACGAGCTACTACTCCTAATTCATACAGTGTAACCGTGCTTTTATATGAAGCAGTAAATGGATAATTTATCATACTATGATATCTATAATCAATTGTAGAAATGACTCCTATTCCTTGTTTTTCAAAAATATTACCTACAACTGGAGTTTGTGAAAAAGTCCCTCCCTCCGTCCGATCGGATAAATATCCAACTTCTGTAGCATTCAATGCTTTATTATATATTCTAACTTCATCAAGTTGTCCATTATAATTAATTCTAGATTGACCTTCAACAAGTCCTCCTATACATAAATCATATGGATTATCTATTCTAGCGCTAGCACTTAAAGGATGTTGTGTGTTTTCTAATAACGTGCTAGTAGTTGAATTGTGCAAAGTTCCATCTATATACATCTGCATTACACTACCAGTTTTTTGACAAACAACATGAGTCCACGAACTAGAAACTTCTGCTGAAGACGTTATCATGGATCGGTATGTTGGAGATCCTTGTATACTAAATTTAAGTTGATTGCTACCACTTAATTCTAATCTAAATGGATATTGACTTTCTTTTTCTAAATCTGAAGGTAACGTAAGACTGCTACTAGCTTTTGTAATTATTATTCGATCGAAGGAAGATTCAGCTGAATCTGCAGCTCCACTAATAAACATTGATATCGCATAATCTGAGTCTCGATTATACTCTCCTTGCAAGTTAGTTTGAATATATCCAAATTTATTAAATTGAGCAGACAAGCCCATTGGTAATTGTTGTCCATTAGACGCAACTACTCCAGGTATATATGTTATACCTGTTCCTTTAGTTTCATAATCAATTCTACTAGTATCAAAATATTCATTGAATCCTTCATAAAATTTTAACTGATTAATAATTGATGCAGTATCAAATGCACTATCATTAATATTTCCATATCTGTCAGATGTTAATGAAGCAGTATTTGGAACTGATAAAGTAAATGATGATAATTTTATTCCTTCGCCAACTTTATTTTGAGGAAAAGAAAATATACTAGCAGTTTCATATAAAAACTTTTTTATAAAATTTAGATTAGTTTGTCCAAAATTATTATAAGGTTGATTTTTGTTTTTATAAAATAAATGATTAATTGAAAAATATGATACACTTTGCAAACTACCATCAATATTAGCAGCATCATTAAATATTAATTCTGTTTCTAATGCAGGTAAATTTGTTTCATCAATATAAATGCCTTGTAAAGGTAACATGCTACTTGTAGCACTACCACTCAAAACAGTAAATGTTTTATGTGCTTGAAAAGGATTGATTTGAATATCTGCAGAATCTATTTTTTTAAATACTTCTGGATATAATCCTTCAAATATATCTTCATTGTCTATTCTTGTTTCAGACATAATAGTAAAACCTCGCTACATTTAATATAAATATAACGAGGTTAAAATACGTATTAATATTAAAAATCTAATTTTACTCTAATTAATGCTTCGCGCTGGAATGACTTTAATAATGGTTTAGATAATTTAGCTACAGCTAATAATTCTTGCTGATTACTATATAACCCAACGGTTGTAATATATACCTTCGGATCTCCAATAAATGTAGATTGCTGAATTAAACCGTCACTACCAGTTGTAAATGAAGGATTATTTGAAAAATTATATTCAGCATTTTTAATTCTTACAAAATAATGAGTACTAGTAACTTTTTCAGAATTACGTGCTAAGAATCCATATGGATCAGCTGTTTCGGGATTCGTAAATCCGGCCGATCCTGAAACAGAATGGAACAATCGGAAATGATTATTACCTTCTGAACTAGAACCGCTATTTGTTTGGAAATTTAATTGTTGATCTAACATTTTTCCGTCTAATATCAATGTACCATAATCTGGATATGCTAATCCATAATAAACGGGAGCAGTTGGACTAAATACACCACTATTAATAGAACCAGATACTATATTATATATTCTACCAGAATCTCCTAATGTACCTTGAGCATTTAAAGAAGAATCATCAATCAAAGTAAATACAGGTCCACTTCCTGTTACTGCTACATTACTACCTGTTGCGTTACTATCTAAAGAAGCAGACATCGATGCCAAAGGCAATTCAAAATTTCCAGCATCTAATCGTTCTTTTAATCTGTTACGTTTAAAATTAACCACATATATATGATCTGTGCTCCCAGATCCAGCAGTGGTAAATCTTGTATCAGTTGGGTTCAATAAAAGTTGTCTATATTGTGAATAAATTGCTTTGGAAGGTGAATCGTTAAGTTGACCTTGTGAGTCAGAACCACTTCCTAATGCATGTCCATATGCAATAGAAAATTGACATTCATTTCCTGTTGTCGCAGGATTTCCATTAAATACATCAACATAATATTTACGTTGTGAATCTGTTTGTGTAGATGAAGAAAAATATGTAGTTAAGCTAGCTACATTATTACTCCATAGTCCTGCGGTAACTGTTTCTGTTTGATTGTCGATAACGTCATTTACAGTATCAAATTTAGTAAACGTACGACCATTTCGAGCCAAAATTTGAGTTTGTTGTTGCTCAGCAATAATCTCTTGAGCTAACTGCTCAGCTAATTGTTGTACTTGATCATTGAGTCGATTAGTAGTAGCTGCAGAAGAAACAGGATTTCCATCTCTATCACGTTGCTGTACCGGATCATCATCTCTAGAATTTGTCCTACTCGAAGCAACTGCACGATTTTGTCTACGCGGTACTACGCTTAAACGTTGTTGTTTTTTTAATTGTTTAATTGTTTTCATATTTTCCTATTTTACGAAGCAGAATTTGATATTGTTGCGGTTGAAGCTTTATTTACTGTTAAATTAATAGTAGTAGCCCCACCAGTTTCATTTCCTATAATAGTTATAGTAGCAGTTTTAGATTCAACTAATAATGTTTTAGCTGCAATTCTAAAACTAAATCCTGCTGCAGCAACACTTTGTGCATCTTCATTATCTCCAATAAATCTAGGAACGGTAGGAAGTACTGAAGTTTGTAATGCTCTAGTAACAGCTAAATCAGCAACTGATGAATCAGACAATATTGCAGTATATCCTAAGTTAGCATTTCCGCCTTGCAAATTAGCTGTATTAGGTGAAATTATAGCACTCGTACCTGGACCAGGAAGTATAATAGAATTATTTCCTACTGATACTACTGGTATATTTGTTGTTTGTTTAGGCAACGTTACTAATTTATACTTTAATGCTTGTGTTTCATCAGGAATAGCTTCTGTAATTGGCATATTTTCTATAATTGTACCATAATAACTTGTTCCTAATGGATGATCTGGATTCCATAGTGTATAATCAATTTCGTCGTCACCAACTGCAAATTGTGTAATTTTAAAAGCATCGCCGCCTTTTGCTAATAACTCACGACCTTTTAACGTAAGTATTGCATCTACAGTTACACTACTATTATTTAAATATCCCATATTGTTTTACCTTTATTTTATATAAATATATTTCAACTGAATTTTACGTTAATATAAAACTACCTTGTGTTCCTAGTTGATTAGTATATATTAATTGATTTGCATTAGCTTTACGGAATTCTACAACAGCTCCACCATCTATAGTTTGACGTGATGCTATATTAAAATCTCTACTTGTCATTTTTGTACCATTATATTTCTGATTATTTATACCAGTTGGTAAATAATCTTGAACCTCCGCAGCAGATAAACTAGCAGACGTAGTAGGTAGTATTTCTGTTACTTGTTTAAATGTAGATAAATTAGAAGATGTAATCGAAGGTAGTATTGCTTCACTTCTCCAAAATGGGGTAGATGAAGTAATATACGTACTTCCAGATCTAATTAAACTAATATATGAATATGTTGTTCCTCCATATTTTTGTTGTTGGGAAGCTGTTAAATATGCTTGCCACTGATCGTCATCTTCAGCATTTATTGTTAAAACTTTACCTGGAACTTCTCCGATATACTGTAAATAATCAGCTGATGCTGTAGGTTGTACTTCTGGTATTAACGAATTATATGTATCATTAAATCTTTGAACTTCTGGTAAAATAACATCTTTACTTCTTTCTAATACATTAGGTTGAACTAATAATCCAGTTAATTTATTTACTCGGGCAGGTAATAATTGATCTAACTGTTTAAAGAATGATAAATCGAATAGTGTAAATATTCTAATATATGCATTCATATCATTACTTTGACTGTATTTTTTCCAATATTTGCTTGCTTCATAAATCAAATCAGGATATGATTTACTATTAGTATCTCCCGGATCTCCTATATAATCATCTAATGATTTAAATCCTAATTGTGCTATAATATCCTCATCAATCATAGTTTGTGGAGAAAAATATACACCTAATTTTGCACTATCTAACGGAGCTTTATCAAATTGACTACGCTCTGCTCTAGTTTTAACATCTAACGATCCAACCAATTCATTATCTTCTAAACGTATCTTATTGTCATCAAATGTCCCTGCAGCTAATGATATACCATCATAATAATATGTTTCTTCAATTGAGTCATATGGAGTATTATTAGTCCAATTGGCAAATGATGCAGAAACGGCAGAAGACCTTGGCTGTACACCGGTTAAACTACTTGTTATTGCGTGATTAATTTTTTGCGTTAATGGTATCCTAAATGATAATTCATCATATGCATCTATATTTCCATCATACGCAGCTGGAGCTTTTACATGATTATTAAATGCCGATTCTTCTAAACTACAACTCCATAAACGTAATTCTTGAAGTTGTCCTAATAATCGACTACCTCCAGTAACACCACCTAATGTTAACGTGCTTTCAAAATCAAAAGATGCAGTTGCAGAAGCAGACACAGCTGCTATAATTTTACCGTATTTAGATTTTTTTGTTATAGATTCTAATTTATCACCATTAGTACGTAACATAGTAGTTAAATAGCCACCATCGAATAATTCAATATTATTACTTCCAGTACCATTAATTTGAATTGTTCCAATCGTTCCACTTGTATAATCCAATGTAACAGTATTACTTCCAATTGTAAATAAATTCATAGTACTAGGCATAGATGGAGTTTTTATAACATCATCGGTTCGAAAGCGTAATTCTACAGTATTAATTGATTCAGAATAATTAACAATAACTGTTCCAGCTGTATTATTGATTAAATCTAATGCGTAATCAAAATTAAGTTTTTCATATACAGGAGCACGTTCTAATCTTGGTCCGCCATATTCATTAATGGTCATTAATGATTGTGGTATTCCATAACAAGATAATAATGCTTGTACGCTTCGTTTAGTTCCTTTAGACTTTAATAATAATGGTAAATTATTTATAATTCTACGCCATATTGTATATGTAGATTTTTCTCCAGAAACAGATGGATCTCCTATAGAATTAGATCCGGTGAGCGGCACACCAGTTTCTGATGTTCCTAATGTATATTCCCAAAGCTTTTGTCCTTGTTTTCCATTAGTTAAATTCCATCCAAATTGTTTTGCTACTGAATATAATAATTCATCTGGCATACCTAATTTAGGATTTTCTTCTCGTTTATTAATTTTAGTCATATGATTAATATACGTATATAGTATATCATAATGATGTCCTAACATGTTAACAAACGTTGTTAAATCTACACTATCAGATTTCAATTGTATATGTTCTGGTACTGTTCGTATTAAAGAATTTTCATTTAACGTGTCATATAATGACGAAGATTCAATTGCTCCATTAAACCAAGTTTCGAATTGACTTGATGTTATAGAATATAATGCATATGGAATAGTGGAATTAGTTTTTGGTATTGGTTGAATATAGCTACCCGTTACACTTGATACATTTGCATTTTCTAAAGGAATTAAATTAGTTGTTAATTTTGAAGATGATTCATAATATAAATACTGTTCAAAGTTGTCAAATCCTCCAATTAATGAAGTTTTTAAATTTGTAAAATCTTGTGCATTTGTCGTAGAATCACTACCAGATATTCCAGTTAATACTAAACTTTGTGATGTATAATATTCAATTAAACTTAATTTATATTTAAAATTATTCAAACGTTCGGTAGCTGAACTATAAAATATAAAATTATTAAAATCAGAATAATCTATATTTAATTTCATTCCAGATAAACTACCAGAAAAGAATCTATCTACAATTTGTTGTGACGTTGATGTTGATGAACCTAATAAATCCGTCCAATTTTGTAATCCTGTTTCGGTAGAAGTATTATATGAATAATTTGCTTGCCAATTTGGTCCACTTAATATATTAACAGAATCAGGTTGTATTATTGGATCTATATTAATATTGTCAATATATGATGGTTTTAATTCTTTAACAACCCAACATTTAAAATTTTGTTCAATATCAACAGGAAGTGGCTCATATAATTTTACATATAGATATTCTCCAATAACAACACTATTAACAAATTGCACACAGTTATTTCTACTAAAGTTTAACAAATAACTTTGGAAATTTCCTCTATTACTTGTTTGATTTACTGTTTCAATATAATTTGTTATTTGTTCTACAAAATTAATATCTTCCGAATCTATCGCACGTAAACGAAGTTCGGTACGGTCTGGTGATATTTCGTCTATCCGTAAATGTTGTTGTTCATAACCTCCAATTAAGTTTTCAAAAAAGTTAACTACAATACGATATGTTCCGCCATTTAATTTTAAATTTTCTACTTGTTGATTTATATCTAAAACATATGGTTGTGAATCAAAACTTATTTGTTTTTTAGTAACTGAGTTATAAAACGTTGGAGTTTGTTCTAACGATTGATTTTTATGTTGTCCCGTTATCCATGTTTCTCTAGAATAAATATGAAATTCTACTGTAGATTTATTAACAATGTCGTTATTAAAAGTTATTGGATTTTTAAAACTAGTATTTATAGTTTGTAATTGAGTTTTATCAATTCGATTGGCCGACAAAGAATTTTTTGCTTCTAATATTTGATCGATATTTTTATATTGTGTTAAACTCATTATCTATCTCTGATTGTATTTTGAGCAGTTTCAGTTAATTCTTCTGCAAAAGCGGCGCCTTCAAATACAGTTTGCGACGTTGTAGATGTTGTTTCTCGATTCCATACATCAACATTTTTCGATGCATCAGTTATAGTCCAATATGTTTGTACAGAATTAATAGTATGGAATCTAAATTCTGAATTAGGATCTCCAATAGCCGAAATAAAGAATGTATCCCCAATATCAAATTGATCGTTTGTTATAACTCGATCTACATTTAATGTTTGTACTTGATATTGTCCTATACTGCCATATCTTTCAGGATACCGGTCAGATGTATTAGCAAACGGTCCAAGATAATCTTTTTGTAAACTCTGATCAGGTCCTTCTCTTGATACAAAGAAATATGCTACTCCATCTCCGGGGTCTGGGCGATCGAATCGATGTTCTATTTTAACTCGGAATCTTAAATCTACTCCAGAACTTTTTATTTCATCTGTAATAGTATATCGATTTGATGTTTCTTGTGCAATACCGCGAACTACTTTATTAAACTCTAATTCAACTGGTCTTGACGGTTGATATCCATTAGGTCCAATTGGATCAGATAAACGTAAATTTTCAATTGGTGCATATCTTGCATAAATTGTGTCTTGTTCGACTTGTAAATCATCAACATTAATGTCTATATCATCGTCATCAATTTCAACAACTTGTGCAGGAAATTTAAAGTAATTAAATTGGGTATCTAAAACTTTTAACATTGTATTGTTATTTATGTTAAATGAATTAGTTTCAATAACCATGTATGATCCATCTTGTACTATAATATTTCCATTTTCATCACGAGGAACAATATCAGTATTATTTGAAACAACAGTTAAACCACCTTTAATATATTTAGATGTTTGTTGTAATTTTACTGGATCTAATGCATTACTTTGTATTTTGTCTATTGCCATTATCTAACTACTTTAAAATAAATTTCGTCGTCGATACATTCTTCGGTAAATCCATCTTCAATTTTTAATTCTATGCGGTAATAACGTTCTGGCATAAAACTATTCATGTCTACATGTATAAAATTACTTGTGCTATCGCAACTTACTTTATTATAAATATTATCAAACGGAATAATGTACTCATCTGTAGCCGCATCGCGTATTGCATAATATGTAGTAGTAGGTAAAAATTTTACTGTTTCGGTTGGAAACAAATTGGTTGGAGATTTTTGTGGGTATTTATCTCTTGCATATATTCTAATCTTAGTTATATCTGTATCTTTATACGTTGGTTTTGTCTTGCTATAAGTTAAATATGAGTCTAAGTTAACCGCTGACAACGATCCTGTTGTAAAAGTGCTGTTATCCCAGTACATAGTTATTCTAGGCACATATATAGTATGCGTGTCTCGACTAAAAAATTTAATGATACCCATTTTAGTTCCATCAACTTCATCAGCATCTGAAAACTTAATCAAGAATCCATTATTGTCG